GTTAAAACTAACGAATTGACATTTACTCAATATGAGGACTTTAACGAACCTATTATTTATAGACCAGTAATTAGAAATGCTAACGTAGCAGTCAATTTCTCAATTGATGTAACTATGAGAATTTACAATCAAACTGACAACACTCAAATAGTTAAGAGAGCCAGTTTAACTGTGAATCAAGCTGCAAAGTACGGTAAAAAATTAGCGGCTTTAAAGATTAACAGTCCAAACCAATTGACTGAAGTTTATAATATTCTACCTAACTTAAGTGGTAATAAAGTGATTAAGAGTCTTATTACTGACTCAGTCCCACGTAGTGTTAAATATGTACCTGCATTTTTAGAAAGACATAATGTTGTAGCAAGTATTGCAAACGTAACATTCGATAGTGGAAATGAAAACATAATGACACAAGATGTCGTTGAGGTAGAAACAAGTGGTTTTGTAAATGAAAATGATTTGACTATTAAGATTCCACCATTTGCAGCTTATTTTAAATTTGTGATTGCAAAACAAAAGGATGGTGATATTGAATTTGTATCGTTTGAAAATGCAGAAAGAGTTATCTTAACATTTGGACAAGGTGATAATAAATTAACATTTAATCACGTTTCTAATAAAGACATCGATATGGGCGAGGGTGAAGTTCTATTTAAGATTAATGAAGCTAATGCTAATAAAATTAGAGGCATGCAGAACACTAAGTTCTATATTAGTCTTGATAATGGCATTGATCAAACTTACATTACTTCTGGAAAATTCACACTAGCATAAGATGATCTTAAATAGCAGAAATAACTCATTTGACTTTAGATTTCCTAGGAAGTTTATTCCAGAAGAAGTTGCCGCTAAATATAAAAAGTATTTAGACAAGGTTCCAGGGTCTATGCTCGCTGAACCGATTGATTTTGTCAACTATTCAATTCAGGGCGTTAATATTCCAGGAGTTAGCTTTGATCCAGTACAGCAAGCAGATAATGACGGATCTATTAGATACCATAGAGGAACTCAACCTATTCAAAATACGATTGAGCGTCAGTTTACAGTGACTATGCAATTACTCGATGGTTTTATTAACTATTGGATTATGATGGATACTCTATTGTATTATTATGCTAGATCGACTACTAGACCATATACGGATCCATTAACTTTGAGAATTCTAGATGCAGAGGGTGCTTCAGTTGCCTATATGGAATTTCAAAAACCAATTATGAACTCAATAAACGAACTCTCACTTAACTTTGCAGAGAACGTCGCAGACTTCTCAACATTTGAAGTCACGTTCTACTATAATAAGTTAGACTTGAGAATAGAATTACAATGATATATACATTATGAAGACATTTAACAAATACTTATTGGAAGAGAAAGTGACCGATCAGGATATGGGTATGCTTAAAGAAGGTCTACAATCTGAATGGACTCCAGAATTAGAGGCTCAAGTAGATGAAGCTATCGATCAATTTATTGCTGAGTATGGTAATGAAGACGGTACTTTTGATATGGATCGCTTAAATGAAGAGATGACGAACGAAGGTCTTTTAGGTAGTATCTTAGGTGGTTTGACAGGCTTTGCACTTGGTAAATCAGTTGGTAAGATGATCGCTAGAGTTCTCGGTATTCAAAAGGGTATTTTTTATGATTTGTTAACTTCAAGACTTGTTGGCGCTGCCTTAGGTGCTAGTCTTGGTAAAAGAATGTAAATGAACTACGTTTCGGTAGACTTTTCCCTAAATTCCCCCGGTATATGTGTTTACAATGATAAGAGTAAACGATACCATTTCATCAGTTACATAAAACCTAAAACAGGTACTAAAGCTGAACAAAAATTACAGGAAGAACTTGGACTTCTTCAAGATGTAACACTTGTTGATCAACCTGATTTTAATAGAGAGGCTGAAGAATATTCAAGTGTTGAATTAGCTAAGGTCAAAAGATATGATCGAATGGCCGATGACATTATCAATCTAATTTTACAAGAAGTTTTTGTTGGTGATGGTTTTATAATTGGGTTTGAGGGCACTTCATATGGTTCTAAGATGGGAACTAATAATATGATAGACATGGCCGCAGGTGCCGCCATTCTCAAGTTGAAGATGTTAAAGACCTTAAAGCCCGAAAACTTGGTCACAGTCGCTCCAACCACTATTAAGAAATATGCCGGTAAAGGTAATATGAACAAGCTTCAGTTGTTTGAGGCTTTTCAAAAGAATTCGACGGAAGACCTCATCTTGGCTAAAAGCCCGTTGTGGAATATTGTGAGTGGTTTGGAAATCGGGAAGAAGATCCCGAAGCCTTTAGATGACCTTATCGATGCTTACTTCTTAGTGGCATATATGTCCAACCCCCCAGCCTAATCTTTCCTCTAGACCTAAAGACTTTAGTTATATGCACGTTCCCCCAAACTGTTTCATAATTAAATAAAAAAATTTCATTAGATAGCCAGTTGGCATGAAACATAACTCTAGTGAGATATATAATAAGTAACTAACAATGATTACAGACACAATGACAAATGACAATTTAGTCACGGTTGATTTTTACCATCTAAACACCGTTCTCATAAAAATGGTGCGTATGGGACAGCTCACGAATGAAGAGCGCGAAGGTCTACTGCACAAATCTGGGCTGATTAAGCTAGAAGACGGTAGATGGCAAGAATCTAACACATCTATTTTGACATTAATCAACGAGTAAGTGAAACATTTGTTTAGTTGCGATTATAAGGACTGAAAGTAAATTTCAAGTATTAAACATTTTTAAACAATTTTAAGGTATCATGAGTGAAAATTTTGACATTTTTAACTTGGGCGTAGAAGACGTTGAAACGCATCAGCCCCAACAAACATCAGTAAGCGAGATCTATAAGCCGACCGCTGACGATGGTAAAGACGGAACTTACAAAGCGTTGATTCGCTTCGTTCCAAACCCAGAGAATCCACGTAATTCTCTTATTCAAAAGTACGTACACTGGTTGACAAATTCAAGCGGTGACGGTAAATTGGTAGATTCACCATCTTCAATCGGTGAAAAGTGTCCAATTGCAGACGTATTCTGGAAGTTGCGTAAAAGCGACTCAGCTGTAGACCGTAAGGCTTCAGAAAAACTTAAGAGACGTCAGCAGTACTATTCTCTAATCAAAATCATTAAAGATCCACAAAATCCAGAATTGGAAGGTAAGTATATGGTCTTTAAGTTTGGTTACAAGATCAAAGAGAAGATCGACGCTGAGTTGAAGCCAGACTTCGGTGAGCCAACACAAGTATTTGACCTTTTCGAAGGTAAGAACTTTGAGTTGATCATCACTCGTCAAGGTGAATACAACAACTATGACAAATCTAAATTCTCAGCTAGCAAATCAGCTATCTTAATCGGTGAAACTCCAGCAGAGCGTAGCAAAGAATCAATGGCTACAATCAAAGAAGAACTTGATGCTGCACCTTCATTGGCAAGTTACGATTACAAAGCTTGGGACGAGGATACTCGTGCATTCGTAAACGATGTACTTCGTATGTACCTCAATCCAGGTGATTCAATCGCTGCAGTAACAAGTGCACCAAAAGCTGCACCTAAAAAAGAAGCAGTAGCTGCGACAACTGTAGTTGAGAAAGAGGCCTCTTCAACAGAATCTTCAACTTCATCAAGCGTTTCAAGTGACGATGATCTAGATTCTTTCTTGAATGACCTCGACATCTAATATAAAACTAACAGAGGAGCTTAAGGATAAAATTCGAGTTGCACTTAAACAAGTAGTACAACAAGAACATACAAATCCAAATAAGCAATCACTAAAGGACATGCATGGGCGAATAACCCTTGCATGTCCCTATTGTGGTGATTCCCATAAAGATGACACTAAAAAACGTGGCAATATCTTTTGGGATACCCTACAGTATCACTGTTACAACTGTAGTTACCACACAAATCTCCACTCTTTTTTAAAGGATCATCAAATTAGGTTCTCGACCGGCGAGGATACCTTTACAATTATTGATTACATTCAACAAAACAAAATTGAAGTTAGTAGCGAAAGCGTTCTACAGCCAACTGTTTTTGAGAAGGTACAAAAATATGCGATTGATATTGAAACTTTTAAAGCTAAGTTTAAAGCCAAGCCTATAGAACCTGGAGATTGGATTTGGTTTCAACTTAAAGATCGCCTTTTACACCATAAAGTAGATGAGTTTTTATATTCAGCCAAAGAGCATCGCTTATGGATTCTTAACTTTGGTGCAGAAGGTAAAATTATTGGAGCACAAACACGTAGAATGAAAGGATATGGTCAGCGATACTTATCATATGATTTACCTAAACTCTACGAAGAAATGGGTCAACCTCTTGAAATATCAGAAGATGAGCTTAATAGTATTACAAAGATCTCAACTCTTTTTGGTATTATGCATATCAACTTTCAAAGGCCAGTGACACTATTTGAAGGACCATTAGATGCTAAATTTATGCATAACTCATTGGCACTTTCAACAGCTGGTCGCTCAACTGAGGAGTTTGACGAAATCGAGACAGTTAGATATATGTTTGATAATGATAAAACTGGTAAGGCTAAAATGACTGAGAAACTCAAACGTGGCCGACCCGTCTTTATGTGGTCTAAGTTCTTACAAGAAAATGGGTTAGATAAATATAATATCAAAGATCTAAATGACTTGATGATTAAGTGTTATGAATTAAAATCAGATGCTTATAAGAAGATTAATGATTATTTCACTTCAAGTAAATTAGATCTATGGTACGTATAGAAGATTTAACAGTTATGGTTGAAAAGGACTTAGATGATTTTTACAATGACAGAGATAGATTTAAGGGTCTAAAAATGTTGGTTGACTTTGATAGCATTGATCTCGAGGCTAATACTCCTGAAATGAAAATGGGTAAGCCTAAGTTTAAGAAGCGTGAGATTATTTCAAAGCATATCAAACCAAACCCTAATAAGAAGTCACTGTTTTAAAAGATATAAATGAGTAACGAGAAAATACTTGAGCTTGATCAAAAGCTCACTACACAAAGGACCACTTGGTCTAACAACATAAAGGAACTGGCTCAAAGTCTTAAACATATTAACGGTATGGAAGAGACTATAGCCGGGATTTTGTCTTCACGTCAAACAATGGTTGATCAAATGGCATATCTTAATACAAAAATTAAGGAGCAAAAAAATGCGATCAATGCAAGGTGGCGAGAAGCCTATATTAGGTATTATGAATACGACTATAAACTAGGTGAAAAACAAAAAGAAAGGTTTATAGAAAACGATCTTGTTCAAGAAAATACCAGACTAGCTCTCTTAGAAAATCAAGTTGAATTTATGAGAGAATCGGTAAAGACTCTAGATAACATGGGCTTTGCCGTCAGAAACAGATTGGCAATAAAAGATCTGTAAGCTGAAAATAAAAAAGCCCGCAAAAATGTGGAGCTTAGTTTGACAGAAAATAAACAGTTGCTACGAATTGACGATGCAACTGAGATGGAGCTTGAGCAGCTTAACATTTCTCTGAACAGGCGGATTGAATCTTGGCGATTTAACCCACTTGTAAAGAAGGGTTTATGGGACGGTTACATCTCCTACATTAAGGATGACAAATGGATTCCTTCTGGTCTTTGGCGAGAAGTGATGAACATTTGCAAAGAATATAATTATGAACTCAAGTTAAATGGTATTACTGAGCTATTTGACACTGGGATCAATCAAGAAAAGTTTACTCAGTGGGCATTGGACTTCTTTGAAAAGTCTGAGATTACACCAAGAGATTATCAAATTGACGCTGCTTTTAACATCTTAAAATTTAAGAGGTGTTTGAGCGAATTGGCGACTTCAGCAGGTAAAACGTTAATTTCCTTCCTTACAGTCGCATATATATTAGAACAGAAGAAAGCTGAACGCATTCTGTTTATCGTACCTAATGTATCACTTGTAGTACAAGCCAGTGAGGATTTCTTAGACTATAATTACAGAAATCAAGTCGACATTAAGGTACAACAAATTTATAGTGGCCAAAAGATCAGAGCAGGTCGCAACGTAGTAATTGGTACTTATCAATCTCTGGTCAAAAAAGACAAAGCCTATTTTGAACAGTTTGACGCTGTTATTATTGACGAAACACATAAAGCTAAATCACAATCGATCAAGACCATCCTTCAGAAATGCGTCAATGCCGATTATCGTTATGGTTTATCAGGTACAATCCCAAAACCCGGCACACTAGATCGATTAACTCTAATGGCCTACACTGGCCCCGTGATTACTGAGGTTTCAGCTAATTTCTTACAAAATGAAGGACACATTGCTAAATGTAAAGTAAAAGTAATTAAGATGGATTATGCTCCACAAAGTACTAAAGATGCATTTAGAGAAATGTCACAAAACAGATATGAAAGCAAAGACGTATTTAAGTTCGAACAAAACTATATCATCAATTCGCCAGGCCGTCTCAACTTCGTTACTAATGTTATTTCCAGAGTACGAGGCAATAGTCTTGTTCTTTTCCACAGGATTGAGCACGGTAAAAAGTTATACGAAACGCTTAGACAAGAAAGTAATAAGCGTGTATTTTATGTTGATGGTGGAACTGACAAAGACATTCGCGAAGAATACAAAAAAAAGATGGAAGCCGGCGAAGAAGTCGTAATCGTGGCTAGTTATGGTACCTTCTCAACGGGTATTTCGATTAAGAAGATTCACAACATTTTCTTTACTGAATCATTCAAATCAGAGGTGATTATTCGTCAATCAATTGGTCGTGGATTGAGACAACATGCATCAAAAGATGCGGTAAACATTATTGATTTTGTAGACGATTTAAGCTCATCAGATTGGGATAACTACCTAATTAGACATGCTAAAGCTCGCCAAGCCATCTATAGAGAGCAAAAGTTCTCGTTTGATGTAAAAAATGTCAGTTTTGAAGGAGATATATAATAATAAGATAATCAAATTAAAACAAATATAGATTACAGATGGAAAAATTAAAGTCATTCGAGCAATTCGTTGTAGCTAAAACAGAAGCTAACAAAATCGAAGTGCAAGAACAGAACAACAACAAGAGACAAAACGAGGCTGAAACGTTTAAAACACTTTTAGCAGAATTTGACGTAACATCGGTTAAAGAGTTGACTGAAGAACAGAGATCAGAATTCTTCGAAAGACTTAGAGGTGTTGAAATGAATGAGTCTTTTATGCAACTTAACGAGGGTACAAGAGGCCAATTCGGTAAGATTGACAAAAAAGGAAATATTGTTTCAGTTTACACTCACTACGATTCATATCCAGAGAACATGTTACCCTTGATCAAAAAAGGTTACATGAAAGGCCAAAACGTTGACGCTGTCCTACAAGGTGGTAATTCATCAGGTTTGGAAGCGGATCCAGATTCAATGAACTTCTATGGTGAAGATGATCAACTTAATGGTAACGTTAAATCATTTGACAGATACGTTAGAACTGCAGCAAACGATTGGGGCGCAGAATATGTTTACCTTTGGGACGAAAGATCTAAAGAGTGGATGATGGCAGACCTTTATGGTGGTGGTCAATTAAGACCAGCTTTCGAATCTGTAGTTAATGAAGCTATTAAAGTTACAGGTAAAAGAGATGCTAAAAAGGTAGTTACTCAATACAATAAAATTTTAATGGGCGAACTAAGTGGTATTGGTGCATCAGGTGATGAAAAAACCATTTTAGGTGCAGTTAAGAAGCTATTCGTAGATGCAATGGAAGATGCTAATTTCCACAGAGAAAAAGATGCATGTGCAACTGCAATCAAAGGTAACATTGCTTCAATTCCAGTAATCGTTGATGGTTTAGGTGGAATGGCAGTTAATATTGGTGCTACTAGAATTAAAGCGGCTTTAGAAGATTATTACTCTAGACTTTCAAATGCAGCTGGTTGGTCAGGTCTTGCAATTGTTGAAGGTACTGCGCTTTTCTTAGAACAGCTTGGATTTGCTCAAATGGGTCAAGATCTAATGGATAAATTCAATGCACAGTTTGAAGGTAATGCCGTAACGGTTAACGTTGAAGAAAAGCTATATGAATACTTTGTTAAATTGGATGAAGCTGAAGTAAAATCAGATGAAGACTTTAAAGAGTATGCATTCTCAGTTTTACAAAAAGCTTTCGGCGAAGATTTTGACGAAGCTAAAGCTCAAGAAGTTGTAGACGGACTAATCTCTAAACACGAAGGAGATTATGGCGCAATGGTAGGAGCATTACAATCTTCATTAGGTTAATATAAACATAGAGATTGGCTCAGTTTTTCTGGGCCAATCTTATTCATACCATTATGGCTAAAATACTTACATATACAGAATTCTTAACAGAGAAATTCAATTCGCATTCTGGCACTGAATTGATCATGGAAGGTGGGGCTGCAGGTCACATGTCACACCCATTCGATGATAAATCACTAACATTTGGAGACTTTAAAAACTTAATTGAAGCTGGTCTTAGTGGAGAACTAAACTTTGAAGAGGATGCTACTGAAAAAACAGATGGCCAAAATGTATTTGCAACTATTCAAGATGGTGAAGTTAAGTTTGCTCGTAATAAAGGTGAACTTATAAATCCAATGGATCTTCCAACATTTAAACAAAAATTCGACGGCCATGCATCTGCAATGGTTGAAGAAACTTTTAAGTTTGCCGCAGAAGATTTAGCCAATGCACTAATTAAATTACCAGCTAAAGTTCAACAAGAAACGTTTGAAAACGGCCTTAATTGGATGAATATGGAATTGATCTATTCTAAAAATCCAAACGTAATCTATTACGATAGAGATGTTATTCAATTTCATGGTATAAAAAAGACGGATGGTAATGGTAATATAATTGCAGAAGACAGTAAACCTGCCGCAATAATAGCAAAAGCATTAGAGTCTGTTAAAGCAAACGTTGGTAAAACCTTTACAATAATTCCCCCACAAATTATTAAACTTGGCAAAGATATTGATTTTGAAAAGAACAAAGCCAAATTCTTAAAACAAGTTGAAGCACTTAGAACAAGATATAATTTAACAGACGCTGACGAAGTTAGTCGCTATCACGAAATGTGGTGGAGAGAAGAAATCGAAAAAGCTTTCGGTGATTTAACTCAAGATCACAAAGAGGGTTTATTACTTAGATGGGCATATGAAGACAAGAAGACTCTAAACATGAGAGCACTTGCGAAAGAGGTAACTCCAGAACAAATGGAAGCCATTAGAAAGTTTGATAAAGAGGACTCTAAGAAAAAGTATAAAGAAAACATTAGACCATTTGAAGATCTATTCTTAGAACTAGGTTCTGTAATTTTAAAGAATGCAAGTAACTTTGTTGCTGCCAACCCAGACGCTGAGATGCAAAGACTGCATAATCAAATTAGAACTGAGGCTGATAAAATTAAAAAAGGCGGTTCTGTTGATCAAATCACTAAAGTTGAAGCTGAATTAGCCAGACTCGAAAGAATTGGTGGCATTGAATCTATTGTGCCAACCGAAGGTATCGTTTTTGTTTACAAAGGTAAAACATTTAAACTAACGGGTACATTCGCTGCAATTAATCAGCTCATGGGTATCATTAAGTACGGACGATAAATACTATAATATGGCATTACAAAACCTAAAAACATATTTCGAATCTACTAATATTAATGACTTTCAAGAGTTATTAAAACAAACTTGTGTTGTAACTGAAAAAGTACAGGCATCAAGCTTCCATGTTAAAAGAGAAGCTGATGGCACGGTTGAGTTTTTCAAGAGTGGTTCAAAGGTTGCTATGAATAAGGTAGATCGTACCTTAGTAAAATACTACGAAAACGGAATTAAACACTTTAACACACTCTTAAAAGAAGTTGTTGAAGAAATGCCTTCTGATTGGAAATTCGGATTTGACTATATGGTTGATAAAAAAACCATTGATATTGAGTATGATTTATTACCAAAGAATAATCTAATTCTTACACATATTCAAGTTTTAAATCCAGCTAATCCTACTCAAATTAAAAGAGTAATTAGAGATCCACAAATCTTAAAAAAGTGGGCCAACAAGTTAGACGTACAAGAGACACCTATTGTATTTGAAGGCCAATTACAATCACATCAAAAACAAGAATTGATTGACTTGTTGCAATTAAGTATCGAAGCGTTTGGTACTAAGTTTAAAAACGAAAGTTTTACTAGAAAGATTTACAATATCTTTAATAATGGTCTATCAAAAACTGCACTTAACACAGATCTTGATAAACCTATTGATAGTTTAATCCTTAATTTCTACGAAGGTCGCAATCCAAAAAGTTTTAAATTAGAAAGATTTGATAGAGCAAAACAAGAAGATAGACAACCATCTGACATGTATCAAATTTCTATTTTAGATCTAGTTGAATTTTTAGATGGTTTTGATCTAAATAGTATTCAACTTAAAGAAGAAGATGCTGATCTAAGATATATTGAATTAATCTCAGCGGTCTTTAATGCATACGTAGAAAAGAATGCTTCAAAATATATTGGCGCTGATTTTGATTCAGCTGAATTTGCAGCTGCTCCAGGATTTGAACTTAACACTGCATATATTAGAAGTGAAAAAACACTTTCATTGGTTCAAAATAAAGTCTTAGCTGAACTATTTAAAATAGCACTAGGATCATTTAGAAAAAAGAGAACCAAAGAAACAGATATAATTAACGCTGACTTAATGGCACAGATCAACGATAACGTCGAAGAGATCGAAGCTATTGTAATGAGCAAAACAAACGAACAAGACGTTATGGATTTTAAAAGATACCTACTAAATCAAAAACTTAAGGGCGAAGTTAGTCCAATTATGGAAGCCTTAACTGTGAATTACCCAGAACAAGGCGAAACTCCAGTAAATATGTTTGTTGGACGTTTCCAACCGTTTACATTGGGCCACGCTAAAGTTATTGAAACTATTCACAAACAAAATGGCTATCCAGTGGTAATCCTCTTAATTAAGTCAAAGTCTAAAAAACCAGAAGATGCATTTAAGAGACCTTATGATGAAGATACACAAATGGCAATGCTCGATAGATTAAAGTCAAAGTATCCAATTGAGAAGGTTTACATATTACCGACAGCCGGTATCGATCATATGTTTAATGCAATGAGAAGCGATGGTTACGAGCCAGTACTTTGGGGTACAGGAACAGATAGAATGAAGAGTTATGGCTTTCAAGTAGATAATCCAGAATATAGAGAAGATCTTGGAGTTAGAACAGATTTTGGACTATTTGAAATACCAAGAACTGGTAAAAACATTTCAGCAACACAAGTTAGAAACGCAATGTTAGACGGTGACGAAAAACTGTTTAAGAAACTAACACCAAAGCCAATTCACGGCATGTACACTGAGCTAAAAGAAAAATTAGAGGCATCGATGGGTGTTACTGCAGAGAGTCATTTAATGACGTTTGAACAGTTTATCACTAAACTCTAATATATAGTATAAGAATATAAAAACACAAATATAAAAAATGAAAAAATTCCAAGAATTTATCAACGTCAATGCTAAGCCAGTTAACGAGGCTACGGTTGAAATGGACGCAATGAATCCAGAAGATAAAGACTTTTTAAAGTTTTTAAAAAAGAATAAGGTTGAGATTATTGATACCATGATGGACGGCCCAGCAGGAGGTCACCCTGTTATTACGATGCAAGGAAAGAGAAAAGATCTTGAAAGAGTTTTAGCTGATAGCGTATATGGATGGGACGATCCGGGTTTAGCTGAATACATCGAAGAGTCAGCTAATGTTAACGAATCAAGAATTGTGATCAAAAGAAAATACACTGAAAACCACCCAGCAATGACAGCTGGAATGCACGCTTCTATTAGAAACAAAGTGCTAGAAGCTATTGCTGATGGTAAATTGACTAAAGAAGAGTTTGATAACTTGGTAAGAGAGATGTCAAAAGATTCTGGCAGATGGGCTAGAAGAAACGCAAGATACTTTAACGTATCTGAAGATGGTGTTTCACTTTCTAAATATGGTAGAAAAATCTTTAACACTATTAGTGTAACTGAAACTGAAACTTTAGAAGAAGGTCGTAAATTTGTGGCGGCTGCAACTAAAGCTAAACAAGAAGGTAAGACTGAATTTGAATTTGACGGTAAAACTTACCCAGTAACAGTTAAGGACGCTCCGAAAATTGAAGAGGGAGAAGAAGTAAAAGAGACTTTCTTACATGAATCGTTCTCAACATTCATTGAATCTATTTCATTAAACGAAGCGTTTAAGTCTAGTCTATTCGCTAGTTTATTTACAAAACGCGGTGGAAAAATAGATAAAAATTTAGCTAAAGCATTTTATGGTACAGCTAAAGTAAAAATGGATCTAATTGAAGATGAAGATCTTTTGACAATGGATCCTCAAACAGCTTACAAAAACAAGCAAGCTGACACTATTATTTTCTATATTTCAGATACTCCTAAAGAGAATCCATATGCACCGAGAGATTCATGGACCGATCATAAGTCAATCCCAGGTGAAGGCTACTTATTAGCAGTTGCTTCTGGTGATAATACATTCTATACTTCTGTATGGGGTGGAGGCCATTTCAGTCGCGGTAACAGAGAACTGGCACTGAAAAAAGTAGACAATGGTTCAACTGACTCTATTGGTATTTCTAAGAAGTACAAAGGTTGGGACGGAACAGGTCTTTATAACGTAAAAAGAATTGCTGAAGTTGCAGATAGAGCCATTGTTCTTAATATGGCGCTTCTAAGACAAAAGTATTCTTCTGAAGAACAAAGAGCTGAAAGAGCTTCTGCTAAAAAAGGAGCAGTTGCATTTAAGTCTGATAAAGATTTTAAGAAAGATAACATGGCAAGATACCAAGAGATCTTAGCTAATAAAGCAGCTTCTTTACCACTAGATAAAATGGTTGCAGATGCAATTGAAGCTTTAACTACTCAAATTAAAGACGGTTTAGCTAAAGGTGAAAAAGGTCGTTACGGTGATCTTATCATTGGTCGCAAAGCTAATGGTTCTGAAGCTAAAATGAGAGACGCTTCAAATCATATGTCAAATATCTTAGATGATTATAGCAGATATGTTGATTACATCAAACAAGCCGAAGAGTCTGAAAAGAGATACGGTGACAGAGAGTCTTACTACGAAAGAGAATCTAAGAACTATGCTAAGAATATTAAAGACAAGATCAATCAGATTGAATCATTTGACTATGTCTGGTAAACTTAAAAAAGTATTCTTTGAGTATTGGATTAAACCATGGCACTCATTGTAATCAAAACATTATATTATGATCCACGTAAAATTATTCGAACAATTCCTAAATGAGGATATTAAAATTAGAAAGAGTATTTCAGAAGAAAAGGCTAATGAATTGCTTGATTTTCTAAAACAGGCTATCGGTAAAAAATTAAACTGGAAAGAGTTTTCAAAATGGCACGGTGGGGCTGCTCAATTAGGTAAAAAATCACCAGCACAAAAAAAGTTCTTAGAAGACAATTTTGAATGCGAGATTACAGATGTTACAATGCGCTACGATGCTGATCGTAAATATGCACAGATTGCAATAGTATCTCTACAAAATGCAAAATGGCATACTAGCCGCAATATGGATCTTGAACTTAAATTATATAAAGAAGATCCTAATTGGACACCAAAGGAAGGCGATACTAAAGACAGGTCATTAGATTCAGGTCTTTTTAGATACCATTGGGAAAAGCAATTCGACAGATTTTCAGATATAACTAGAATAGGTCGATTCGGTGTTTAAATAAAATAACATAAAGATATGAAAATAATTCCAACATTCGAACAATTTATAAACGAGAAGTCATATAGAATGACTGGCATGTATGCTGCAAAAGGCCTAGTAGGTAAAGTAATGCAAGCGTTTAGACAAGAAATTAAAACAGTAAAATACGAAGGTATTAATGTAGTAACTCAAGAAGAAGTTAATAAAGAATGGGCTAAGTTTGAAGATACAGCTAAGAAGATCATTTTAGATCAAGTAGAAAAAGGAGCAGGCGGTATGGATGGTATCTTATTTGTTACTGCCAATCTTTTTAATGGATTCGCTATAGATGAGGTTAATGGTTTAAACAGTGAAGGCTCTGACACTTTATATCTTTCATACGAGTTAGTAATTAACGTAGGCTTTATGGATGATGTTAATGGCTCAAAATTTAAAAGAAAAATCGATAAAACTGGAATGATGAATATTCCGTTAGCAACTAAGAGAGATCTTATTTACGGTGAATATGATGAATCAGTTGGTAATAACAATCTTGAAATTAGAGATACTGAATTAATTCAAATAGACGGAAAATAATATGCCTTCTGTAAGCAAGTCACAACAACGATTAATGGGACAAGCTTACGCTTATAAAAAGGGTGAGTTAAAGTCTAGTGAAGTTAGTGCTGAAATAAAAGAATTAGCAGATAATATGACACTTAAGCAATTAAAAGACTTTGCAAGCACAAAGCATGATGGTTTACCAGAGACAGTAGACGAGTTTGTCACAGAAAAAAGTTCAGATCTATGGAGTCCATATCAGAAAGCTGACATCTTAGCAGGTGATATGTTCGGAGCAATGGGTCTATATAGATTATCAGATGATGAATTAAATCAGATTATAGATTTAAAGAAAGCTGATAAATTGGCTAAGAAACAGTTTGGTGAATTTGGATTTAAAACTTTAGCTGCAAAGGAAATGGAAGAGCTTTTAGACGCTAATCCTAAATTACTTAGAGAAGCTTTTATTGGGCCCTTTGTATTTAATGACAGCATGTCAGATGAAGAATTACTAGGAATGTATAACGGAGCACTAGATGGTTATGCTAATCATGCTAAAGGAATGCGCTATGCTAAATCCGATTATAAGAAAGCTTATCAAGAAATTGAAAAGATCTTAAAGAAGAGAGGTGCTGCAGTAGACGAAAACTTGGCTCCAGGTAGCTTAAACGGTATGGGTCCAGTGACTTTACCAGCCGGTGAAACGCTTGGATCAGGAGATGTACCAGCAGGAAGCGGTGATGCTGAAGAAGAATACAAAAAGAAAAAAAGAAAACCAGGTGTTGAACTTATGACGTTCGAAAAATTCACAAAGACGAACATGAAACACATAAATACATTTGAAGCATTTACTTTTGATTATCAAGACACAGATATTAGAAATCCTTTTACCGATGAGACTGCAAGAATGGATGTAGATCCAGACGGCTATTACGGAAAAGACTACGCAAAGTCAGATATTAAAAAGATTGTTGACGCAACTGAAAACTTTATTGCTAAGTATACTGAATGGAAAGATTATGCACCATTAGATGCAGATGAAGACTTACATGCAGACTATGGTGACTATGTTAAGCCATCGCTTGATGAATTAGTAAGAATAGTCAAAAAGCACGGATAAACTTTAAACAGTTTGTAACTTTTTTTGAAAATAATTAGCCCGGGATTTTTTTATCTCGGGCTTTTTTTGTATATTAGCAGAGTAGTTAAAGATAAAACAAATGAGTTACAAAAATTTTAATCGTCACGAGTGTTACACTCCAGAAATGTTGTCTATGACCAGCGAAGTTGTTCGTGAACTTCAAGATCTGGCTATCAAAGACCAAACCAAGTCAATGTTTGACATGGCAATCAATCAAGTATGCGGTCTTTATGATGGCTATCTTTATGACAACTTAGTTTCAGATGCCGAAGAATTCGGCGCAAGCGAATCCACATTGAATAAGCTTAAGGGGCTTAAAAAAGCCATTGAGATGTATATTCAATTGTATGGTGAATCAATGACCTTAGTATAAACCTTTAAATAATAATCAATGAATATTTTTGAAAAAAAAGAGATTGTAAAGTCTTATGTACAGAAATACTTTCTCGAGAACGCTGAGTATTTTATCAGCAACAAAGATGTGGTTAATTGGGAAATGGATCACATTGTAGAAACAGGAACACAGATCATGTGTAACAAATGGAACATTGGTAATATGGGCGGTGGCTTTGTTGACGCTGTAGTTGGCAATGATTTAAGTCGAGCTGTCTCAAATGCTGATGTGACTAATCAATACGCACTCCGATTCTACTGTGCTATGATGTACAACATGGGCATGCCATCTGAATTGGTATAAGCCAAAAAACTTAAAGTTCAGTAGGGCTCACTTGGTGTAGCCTTACTGAGCCTTATATATAATTAAACAAAATCAAGTTTGTGTGTATAACTACTAAACGTTTTTATATGTCTAAAAAGAAATCCAACATCCTAGAGCAAGCTAACGACATCGTTAACAATCGCTCAGAAGAAAAGTCTCGTCAATATGGTCCTTTCGAAGAAGGCATGCGTCGAGCAGCAATGATTTTTAATGGTATGACTGGCAAAGATCTTAATGGATCTGATATGTACGCTGCACTTGTTGCACTTAAACTAAGTCGCCACTCATATAACTATAAGCAAGACAATCTACTCGATGCCGTTGCTTATTTAGGTGCTCTCGATAATTACGTAGAGCTACATGGTTACAAAGATTCAGAAGATCCTTTAAGTTAAACGTATGCAAGAATTAACATTTTTTACAGAACAGGAAACCGACAAGTCGATTAAAGTCGGTATTTGTGCCTTAGTTGGCAAAATCAGCCCAAAGATCTCTTCACACAAGGGTGCTTGGGCTCATATGCTGTGGAACCAATTAAAGAACGCAGGTTACACTAACGCGGAAGTTATTACTTCAAATGACACCGATTGGAATGACTATGATGCTATTCTAATCGATCATGGTATGGAATTCAAAGGCACCTTTAATATTTTTGGAGGTTCTAACGATGACCTTTATTATCAGCTAATGCGACTATTCTCAAACACTCGCATGTATTCACTGCATCATGATATGCCAGATATTGGTGATCTAATTAAGACTCGACTTAAAGCTGGTACAGATCTATTCAAAACACTCGAAGATCGCATCGAAGAGGCTACCGCAGTTTGTCAGCAAATTCCCCGTACAGATCATATTGAAAAGACTGATAAGCTCTGTTTTGGTGATAGTCACTCGTTTGGTATGTATCAAGCTGGTTATATGTGTCAGCGTCATGATGGTTTGACCATGCACGGTACACTAAAACGTGGCATTGAGACTTATGTATATCCATGGATTAAAAGCTTAACCATTTACTTGGGTAATATCGATGTACGCCATCACCTGATGAGACAGGATGACCCAGAGGGTGCAGTTGATACTCTAATGGAAAAATACGAAGCTCAACTTAAAGCATTACAATCTGATCATGGTGTTGAAACTATTGAGATTGTACAGGTTTTACCGATTGAAAACGAGTCAAGAGTCTTGCCAAAAACAGGTTATTATAAAGGTACACCGTTTATGGGTTCATGGGCTGAAAGAACGGCTCTTGTTAAAAGAATCAATACTGCTATTGTTGAAATGGCAAATAGAAATGGTTGGCAAGTCTACAAGCACCCTGAAATTTACTTTAATGACAAGGGTGAATTGACATTTGATGTGATGGAAAAACCCAAGTCAGTTCATATTTCACGTGAGTTTTATCGCTGGGACATGGAAGCTAATCAACCAAATAAAAGTTTAATTAAACAAACAATGTCTTTATTTTAATATGAACTACAAAATAGAACTTACGTATTCAGCAACTGGTGTGGTTGAAACGATTGAAATTAACACTGATCGATTGGAATGGACAATGGATCAATATCAAAGAAACAGACCTGCTTTTAGCTGGAAAGTCATAGACTAATATGAAAATTAAAACAACAAAATATTACGACGAGTTCTTGCGATACTTTGACTTAGCGTTAAAGCAGCAGGAACTTAGTAATTTAGGGCTAGTGCCTCATGTAGAGAGTGGTATGAATGATCCATTAATGGAGCACATTGAGCTCTATGATGTTGTTGAAAGAAAGTTTGCAGGATTTAGTCAAATCATTAACGACTGTTTTTATGGTTGGACACCAGATCATCCATATTGGCAACACATGCAAGCTGGTAAGATTTATCCACAACGAGAAGAGGTGGCTAAAAACTGGACTGGTAAAAGAGATAAATTTGGTCTAGAAGAGTGGCTCTATGTTTTTATTTTACATAGAGTTTGTGGATCTGCAATTAATTATGCAACCAAGCCTTCGGGTTACCACAATACTATTCTATTCAATTTACACGAGTGTGAAACGATTGAAGAAATGTGTGAAGTGATCAAATATCACCCAACACCATTTTACACTTCAGTTGGCTACCAATTTCCTGCCTTTCCAAAACCACCAGCACCAAAAGTTAATGAAGATGTATTCGTTGGTATGGCAGACTTCACAGAGCCAGAATACGTTTACAAACGAGGCGGAGACTATTTCTTATGTGAATTTGCACCAAGATTGGCTCGAGATATGGCCAACTTCTTACGTCAAAGTGATAAAAAAGACTTACGTGAACTTGGTGAATGGATGTTTCAGTGGAATGCTGATAATGGCTTAAGAGCTTATAGATTCCAATATGCCGCAGTTATTGCTGATGTATGTGATTGGTTCCCTGAATTTATGAACCGTGAATCTATGTTCTACTATGGCACGAACGCAGTAGAATGTATTGGTTATCTTGCAGATCCAATTGAAGGTGGTGGTAAAAAGTCAGAGGCTTTCTTAGATGCAGTAATGACTAAGATTTATGAGGACACAGGTTCATTACCATATAATGCAGAAGATGTTGCATGTGACTTTATTAGATGGATCGAAAACTACTTAAGACCAGGTGCAGACTATGCTCATATCGATATGGACACTTTGTGGAATTCATCTTCGATCACAGATCACCCATTTGGCCGTCAAAAAGCAATGCTAGATCTTGGGCTAGTCAAAACATTTAATGGTATGACTAATCACCCGTCTGACGATAAGATTATTGCTGAAGCAGGTTTGACAGTTGATGAGTACCAAAAAAGAGTTAAAGAATTATACGCATGAAAGAATACGAAATCCAAGACGAAGAGTTAATCTTACCAGATAGATGTGAAACTCCAGTCTATAAAAAGATGGAACCAGTATCACTCTTTGATGAAGAAGGTGAAGATCAATTTCCAACTAACAACATTAAGTATCCATACACGGTTGAGGTGCCACTTAAGAATGGCAAACCTAAAGAGTCGTGGATGAAAGAGTGGACTGAAGAAGAGCGTATTGAAAAATTCTTTGAGTTTTGTCAAGGGTTTGATCTTCGTGAAGATGAGTTGTTGAGAACAGATTATCAAATCTTCTCGCACCGTTTACATTGGCACGAGCATTCTTATTGTGATTTTATGAAGAAGATCACTGATAACAAAGAGAGATTATGGTACACTCTTGTCTTCTCATTTACAAACGAGCATTGGAAAACTTTGACTACGTTGGTTAATGAAGGCGAAGCTGCACTTGAAGAGAGATTTAAAGCTCATCGCCATGCGCGCAATGATTTATTTCAAATCTATTATCCTAAAGGCACTAGTGTAAAAGATTGGTTACTATGGGGACCAAAGAAGGCGGCTGAAGACATGTATCACGTACTTGAAAACTTAGAGCGCCCATATACAATGATGGAGTTTGCTAAGATTATGGAAAAGTACTTTAAGGAGAAGCAAGGCTTTAGAAGTCCATTGTATCCATGTAAGAACACTGCTCGTTATTTGGCAATGACATGGCCAGATCTAGTAGATCCAGAGTCAGTGCTCTTCGGTGGCACAGGCCATTTCGATGGGCTGCATCAAATCTTTGGAGGACAGTACCTTAACGGTAAAGTTAAGTATTCGATAGGTGAAGACGGTGAGTTTATATGTGACAACAAACATGCTGAAGAATGGATCAGACAAATGACAGTGCTTGCTGAGCATCCATCTAATCCAATCAAAGAGCAAATGTGGCTGAACTTAGAAGATAAGACATGCTTCTTTTACAAGCACATTGCAATTAGCCATGGTATTAAGTCACCGACTAAGAGGATTCCATATGGTTGGATTTTTGATCCAGAATTTGATTTGGCCAAACATCCAAACGAATCGGTACATGTGAATGCAAAAACAACACAACATCTGTGGGGCAAAGACTATCCACATGAAATTATAAAATAATATGGCACATAATAAACACACTACCAGTTTAGCAAATCAAGATCTAAACCTAATGATGCCAAATCGTCAAGCTTGGTTAGACTTAGCTGGAGATTGGCAAGATCCATTCGGAGATCCTGAAATTATAGAACATGATGGGTTTAAAGTTGTAAGAGAAGATCTCATGGGTTTTGGTTCTAAATGTCGCTTTGGTGACATCTTGGTCCAAAAGGCTCCATCAGACACTTTAGTTTATGTCCAACCTCGATATGGTTTTGCAGGCATTTCATTGGCATATTTGGCTAAAAAATATAACAAGAAGTTGGTGCTTTTTAGTCCAAGTCAAAAAGAGATTTCAGATCATCAAGCTATTTGTATTGAGCGTGGAGCAGATATGAAATTTAGACGTATCGCAGCAATGCCAAACTTAAATAAAATTGCAGCAGATTGGGCAGCAGATAACAATGCTTTCTTTATTCCATTGGGACTAAGACATGAATTGGTAACGGCTGCAGCGGTTAAAGTTGCATATGATCTTGCAGAGAAACATGGCTATCCAGAAGAGGTTTGGTCAGCAATGTCAACAGGAGTACTTTCACGTTCACTTCAAATTGCATGGCCAGATGCGGCATTTAATGGTGTTGCAGTGGCTCGTAATATTAAAGCTGGTGAAAGAGGTAGAGCTACTATGTGGTCTCATCCAAAACCATTTAACCAAGATGTTGATAAAGATTTTATTCCCCCGTTCCCATCAGCACTTAACTACGATGCAAAAGCTTGGGAATTTATGAAACGTCACGGTAATCCTGGAGCTTGGTTCTGGAATGTTGGCGGTGATCCAAAACCAGAAGATATGATGCTCAAAGAGAAAGTTGACTCAGAACGAGCTTGGGGAGAAATTAGAGACGTGGACGTGAAACAACTCATTACAAATTCATAAGATAATTATAAAGAATTAATATGGCAAACATAGATAACACATGCGCAGATCTTGATGTGAAGGACTATCACAGTGAAGCACAAGACACCTTTGGCTTGATTTTCAACAAGCAAAAAGAATTACAAGAGCGTTTAGGCTTTAACTTTGATGGTTGGACTATTAAAGAGATTGCTGATTTTTGGATGGTTAACAAGCATGCAATGAGCGATGAGCTTAATGAAATGTTCGATGCACTTGGTGGTATTGAAGATGGCATTGGCAACGCAGCTTGGAAATACTGGAAACAAGATAACGCTAAAGCAGCGAATATGACGATTGCTGATCTATCTGAATCAGATCGTTTAGAGCTTTTTTACGAGTGGATTGATGGTCTTCATTTTTATATGAACTTTGCCATCGCGATTGGTATGACTAGTAAAGACGTGGTTAATTTGTATATGGCAAAGAATGCCGAGAATCACGATCGCCAAGAAAGAGGTTACTAATCATATAAACGCTACGTAAATAATGCTATTAGACATTGAACAAACAGATAAGGAATTAATCGTCAGCTACTATGACACCGAAGGCAAAGTAGCGTTTAAAAGGTACCCAGTAAATAAGTTTGAAAATTGGGTAGTTGCTGAAGAAACAGATAGATGGAAGGATCAAAGATTTACAAATTGGGATGGTCGTCCTATTAAGCGATCTATTTCAAGAAGTTTTAATAAGTTTAGTCTTCTCTATTTCATGGACTCGTTGCCACAAAAAGATCAAGATGAGATCTTTGAGTTCAATATGCCTCGCACATACTTTGTTGATATTGAGACAGAGATCGTCGATGGCTTCCCAAAACCAGAAGAAGCTAAGTCACGCATTCTCTCGTTCTCTATTATTACACCTGAACGAAAGGCAATCGTATTAGGTCTTGAGGACATGAGCAGCGAACAGATCAAAAAGATTGAAGATGATACAAATAATCACTTCAAAGACTATGATCAAGATTGGGAATTTAGTTATTATAAATTTAAGGACGAGTATAACATGTTGTATACGTTCTTACATAAGTTTTTACCTAAGTTCCCAATGATGACGGGTTGGAATTTCATCAACTATGACTGGCAGTATATTGTTAATCGATGTAAAAGATTGCAAATTGATTTGACAGATGTTGCTATCACAGGATCACTTGATAAAAACGACTCTAGACCATTACACATGGGTATTCTTGACTATATGCAATTGTATGATAAGTATGATCGTTCGGTTGCAGTTAAAGAGTCAAATACTCTTGATTTTGTATCAAGTGCTGTACTTGATGTAGCCAAGATTAAATACACTGGTGGTCTACAAGAATTATACGAGAACAATTTTCAAAAATATATTTATTACAACGTTGTCGATTCATGCTTAGTTTATTACATTGATCAAAAGCTTAGATCAATGGAAGTACTATTAACTCTAGCAACTATTACTAGAATGCCTCTATACAAAGCCGCATCTCCTGTGGCAGTTACTGAAGCTCTAATTGCTAGAAAGTTAATTGAACAAAACAAGAAGATTGGCACCGAATGGAATAAAGAAGATGCAAAAAAGGATGGCAAATATGAAGGTGCATTTGTAAAGCAACCGATCGTAGGTTACTATTCAGGTGTTTCAGCATTTGACTTTGCATCACTATATCCATCTATAATGCGTCAATTTAATATTTCGCCAGATGCATTTATTGAAATTGTTCCCGAATCCAAAATCGCTGAGCGTCGTAAAGACGAAAATGTAATTGTTTGTGAAAATGGTGTTGTTTACCAAAAAGAAGATTCTATTCTTAAGAAAATTCTGAGTGATTTGTACTCACAACGTAAACAGTATAAACGAACATCATATGAATATTACGAAAAAGCACATGAAATTGAAAAAAAATTAGGCCGCTGATTTTGTAAAATCATAATAGTAGCGTGATATATAACCTTAAGCAGCGCTGCTATTATTTTTACTTAATTGGATTAAAACGGGTCTACCTAAAATAGACCTTTTTTGGTCTTAACACCGGTCTGTAAACACTTAAAAAAATAATAGTAAAATATGTCTTCACTTTTTAAAGAAAGAATAGAATACAAGCCATTTGAGTACCCTGAGTACTACCAAGAAGGATGGCTTCCACAAGCTCAAGCCTTTTGGCTCCATACAGAAATCTCAATGCAAGGTGACGTGAAAGATTGGCACGAAAACCTAATGCCTCATGAAAAAAATCTTGTAGGTAATATTCTTTTGGGCTTTGCTCAAACTGAGTGTGCTGTATCTGATTATTGGACTAACATGGTAACTGGTTGGTTCCCTAAGCATGAGATTAGACAAATGGCAATGATGTTCGGTTCACAAGAGACCATTCATGCTGTTGCATATTCATATCTAAATGAAACTTTAGGTCTTGAAGATTTTAAAGCGTTCTTACATGAACCTGCAATTGCAGAAAAGTTTGAACACTTAACTTCAACTGAAGCTAATTGGACTCACGAAGATTTATTAACTAATCCTAAAGCCAGAAAGCAAGTTGCTAGATCATTGGCTATTTTTAGTGCATTTGCAGAAGGTGTATCACTTTACTCGTCATTTGCGGTACTCTATTCATTCCAAATGAGAAACCTTCTTAAAGGTATTGGTCAGCAAATGAAATGGTCAGTTAGAGACGAATCACTACACTCAAAAATGGGATGTAGATTATTCCGTCACATGTGCCAAGAGTATCCAGAGCTTAAGGATGAGGTTCAGGACTCAGTTATTGAGGCTGCTCGAATGATGGTTGAAATGGAACACAAATTTATTGATAAAATGTTCGAGCAGGGCGATCTTGCAAATATGGAAGCTGAAAACTTAAAGCACTTTATTATTAAGAGAGCCAATGAAAAGATCGCAGAACTTGGTTACACTGAAGGTCCATTTATGGAATATGATGAGACTAAAGCTGGTGAATTGGATTGGTTCTATCACTTGACTGGTGGTCACACTCACACCGACTTTTTTGCTATCAGACCAACTGATTACGCAAAAGCAGGTGAAGATGAGAACTGGGACGAGGACGATTTGTTTGATTAATTAAGTAAGTTAAATAATATTATGAGTAAAGAAATTATAAATTACGGTGCTGAATTAGGCTGGGAACTCGGGGTAGACTTTCCAACTTGGGCCAACACTGAGATCTATGTAAAAACAATTAGCAAAGGTTATTGTTATCAAAACGAAACACCAAAGGATGCGTATTGGAGAGTGGCAACTACAATTGCAAAACGCTTAAACAAACCTGAACTTGCTAGCAAATTTTTTGATTATATATGGAAAGGTTGGTTGAACTTAGCTTCGCCAGTCTTGTCAAATACTGGCCTTGAAAGAGGTTTACCAATTTCTTGTTTTGGTATCGATGTTGCGGATTCTATCCATGATATTGGTGCAAAAAACTTAGAGATGATGCTATTGGCTAAACATGGTGGCGGTGTAGGTATTGGCATTAATCAAATTAGACCAGCTGGTGCAAAAATCACAGGTAACGGAACAAGCGACGGTGTCGTACCATTCTGTAAAATTTACGATTCTACAATACTTGCAACTAACCAAGGGTCTGTCAGACGTGGAGCTGCGTCCGTTAATATTGATATTGAACACGATGATTTTTGGGAATGGTTAGAGATTAGAGAGCCTAAGGGTGATGTTAATCGTCAATCATTAAACTTGCACCAATGTGTTGTAGTGCCAGATGGCTTTATGCAAAAAGTAGAAGCAGGTGATAAAGAGGCTAGAAAACGTTGGGCTGCAGTACTTAGAAAGCGCAGAGCAACCGGTGAGCCATATATTATGTTTAAAGGCAATGTTAATCGTCAAAACCCAGATGCTTATAAGCAAAATGGCCTTAAAGTCTATATGACTAACATTTGTTCAGAGATTACATTGCATACCGATGAATCTCACTCATTCGTATGTTGTTTGTCATCTGTAAACTTGGCAAAATATAACGAATGGAAAGACACTGATCTTATTTACACTGCAACGTGGTTCTTAGATGGTGTTCTTGAAGAGTTTATTCAAAAGGCTAAATTCATGAGAGGGTTTGAAAACTCTATCAGATCAGCAGAAAAAGGCCGTGCTCTTGGACTTGGTGTTCTTGGATGGCACACATATCTTCAAGAAAAGAACATTCCATTTGAATCATTGACTGCTCAGTTTGAAACTAGAAAGATCTTCTCACAATTAAAGATTGAAAGCGAAAGAGCATCAAGAGACATGGCTCAAGAAATGGGCGAACCACTATGGTGTGTTGGAACAGGCATGCGTAACACTCACTTAAGAGCTATTGCACCAACTGTAACCAATTCTAAATTGAGTGGTAACGTTTCTCCAGGTATTGAACCTTGGGCAGCAAACGTATTTACAGAGCAAACTTCAAAGGGTACTTTTATTCGTAAAAACCCAACACTAGAAAAAGTATTAGAGACAATTGGAAAAAACACTAAGTCCACTTGGGACAAGATTTTGGAAGATGGTGGTTCCGTTTTTGGCTTACCATGGATTGATGATTATTTTGTGGCAGGGTTTGCGGATGTTGAAGGTACTGCAGGTATTCAAAAGCCGCTTACTGCAAAGCAATTAGAAAAACTACCTAAACTAGAACAAGCTGACTATATTCCACTTAAAGATGTATTTAGAACGTTTAAGGAGATTAATCAACTTGAACTAGTAAAACAAGCTGGCGTAAGACAACAATACGTTGATCAAGCAGTTTCACTTAACTTAGCATTTCCAAAAGAAGCTGAACCTAAATTTATTAATCAGGTTCACTTAGAGGCATATCGCCAAGGAATCAAAACCCTCTATTACATGAGAACAGAGTCTGTACTTAGAGGAGACATCGCAGCACAAGCTACAAATCCCGATTGTATCAGTTGTGATGGATAAGATAAAAGGTGAGGTTTGAAGACCTCGTCTTAGGACCGTGGTAGTTCACGGAAGAGGCCGGAAGTTCGCTACTATCCGGCCTCACTTTTTATGAAACCTTTTCCAAGTAGATCGTACAATAATTAAACATTATCAAAAAACAATTTTTATGAAGTTAACAATTGATCGTATCGACCAACACGCATTGACAGAGTTTATCAACCGTGTTAAACTTATCGATTCCTTCATTTACATGAAGGTCGCCAATGGACAGATTAAATCTACTGTCTATCTCCCACAGAGAGATGCTGTAAAGCACCACTCAGTACCAGTTAATAGCATCTTCCAAGTGTCAGAATGGCCTGATACAGACAAAGAGATGAAGATTGCTTTCTTTGAAGGTAGCAAAGTTATTGAAGCTATTAAGCACTTTGATCATGATGCAATTCAAGGTGAACTTGAGTTTATCGAAAATGATAACGAGCTTGTAGCATCTACATTGCGTATCTTTAACGATGAACTTGAAATTACACTTTCATGTTCAGAGCCATCACTTGGTTTTAAAGATCTTTCACAAGATCAAATTGATGCTATCTTTGCACGTGAAAACAATGACTTTGACTTTAGCTTTGATACTCACATGATCGGTAAAGTTAAGAACTTGTTCTCTCTTGATAAAGATGAAACATTTAGCATCAAATCTGATGTTGCAGGTGTAAACGTTAGTGGTAAGTCATTTAGCGTAGTAGTAACTCCAGATACTAGCGGTAACGGTGAGGTCACTGTATACAAAAAGTACTTAAACTTGCTTGACAAAGATGAACAAACTGTATTTGTTTCAGGATCAAAGGTTGTATTCCAATCAAACGACTCTGATACTCTATTAACAGTTTCAACTTGTCAAACAGCCTAAGTATGACGATTGAGGAACTAGAAAATAAACCAGTAGATCAATTGACTGATGATGAGGCGAAGCTGCTTGTAGATCACTACAAGCAGCTCTCTGCCAAATATACGGCTTACGAGCAGGCAGTTAAATTGACTCTTAACTCTATCTACGGAGCATTTGGTAACAAGTGGTTCCACTTTTTCAATATTGACATTGCTGAGTCAATTACAAAACAGGGCAAAAATGCAATTCTCTATTCAGAGACTATTCTCAATAAATACGTTCAAGAATTTTGGCACAAAGACACTGCGGTTCATCAACACTTTGGTATCAAAGTAAAAGGTAAAGTTGAAAAGCCTGCAGTAATCTACATTGACACT